TAAACTACAGCCTTTGATTTAGTTCCATCCAAATCCCCACTCTCTTTCTGAGGGTGGGGATTTTCTTTTGTCGATATCTTTCTGAAGGTATTTAGATCTAATGATTGGAATGGAAATACAAGTAATATCCAGAACAATATGAAGGTATTACCCCTACCCCTATAAAACAAAACCCATTTTTTTAAAACACTTTCAAAATCGCTGTGTGTTTTTGGGGTCTGCTATCACCAGACCCAAGCCAGAAAAAAATGGCCTATACGAAAGAAGTCAAGAAAAAGTTTTAGGGGACAATGCCCCCCTACCCCTTATATATGTGGGGGTATCTATATATAAGGGGGTGTTCTTTCATTATAATAAAAGTTTTGGATTATATAATTCTCCATATTCTATTTCATATCGAGATTCGTCGTATGTGAAATTATTATTTTTTGTACCTTTGGGTATAAGTTTTGATTTTTTTAGAAAATCGTTTTTTGAAATAATTCCTGTTATCCATACAATATCATGAGTATTTTTTACTCTAGAGAATATTAACATATCGAATTTTCTATTTTTTTGACTTTCGTATAATGTTCCTACGTAATCGAGTTTTGGTTTACTATTACATCCTTGTGCTTTTGAATCGAATGTTATTTTTTTAGATCTTGATAAGAAGTCTACGCTATCGTCTTCGCTGTATATTAATTTTTGAAATGTGTGTTTTATTGCGACTTCTGCCAAATATCCTGTTATTCTTTGATTTTTTTTATCTATTCTATTTGTTCCAGAGTTTCCGTATTTTTTAAAGAATGCCATATTTCTTTCTTCGGCTTCTTTTATCATATCATTGGTTATGAAAACCTCTATGAAATCGTTACTATTTTTATTTTTCGTAGACGTTGACATTTTCCTTTCATTCTTTTTTTATTTTCCAGTAAAGAGATACATAAGTCTTTGAATAAAGTTTCTCTTTTTTGGTTCTGGTTGTGGGAATATTTTCTTTAATTCTTCAATAGTAATTGTTTTATTCTCTATAGGGATTGTTTTATTCTTTGTAGGAATTGTTTCAGTATTAATATTTTTATATTCTACGGGGATTGTTTTATTTTCTGGAATAATTGTTTCTTTTACTATTGTGACATTTTTATTTGGTCCTGATGTAATTTTTCTTGGGACTGCCTTTTCAAATTTTCTTAGGTCGTATTTTTCTCCTATTGTATATGTTTGACCGATTTCTAATTTTCTAAAGAAGTATAGATTATTGTATCCGTTTTTAATTTTGTTTTTTGTTTTAATTTTACCATACAAGTGGTCGAATACTCCTGATGCATGACCAAATTTGTTTTCAATTTCTTGAATTTTTGTAAAGACCTGTAATAGTTGTTTTTGTTTATTAAACATTCCGATTCTTAGACCCTTTGGTTTAATTGTGATTGTTTCTTTAACAAATTCATTTTTATTGGAATTTGTTTCAATGTCTTTGTGGAAAGTGTATGGTTTTGGATCTATTTTTGGTTCAACCTTATCTTTATTTGGAATTTTTACAAAGATGGAATTGTTATGGAGTTTTAATTTGTTATTGACACATTTTGATACGCTTGTGGGGTCGTATCCATGTTTTGCTGTTTCTTGTCCAGAATTGTAGATTCTGATTAGATTTCCTGATAGATCGTATTGAGCTATTGGTTTTGTTATGTATGTTTTTTTGTTTGTATATAACAGGTTCATTGTACTTTGTGTTGTATTATTCATTTTTTTGTTTTCTTTTGTTGTTATTTGTTTTATAATTTGATTCATTAATTCTTCTTCTTGTTTAAGTTTTTGGAACATCCATTCTAGGTATGGTCTATCCTTTTTACATACTTCGTCTACTAATTCTCCAGTATATTTTCCGTCTGGTATAACATTTGGTTTTGTTTTTTTTATTCTGTTTAAACAAGTTACCCATGATATATTTTCATTTGGTCTATTTTTAATTTCTGTATTTTTATTTCCGTATGCAACATGGATGCATCTTGTTGATTTGTATTCATGGTGTGGTGCGAAATATATATCTGTCATTCCTTTAATCTTGCTTACGAAGCATGGGTGGTTTCTAAAAAGATGCAACATAAAGATAAGGTCGTTTCCAGAGATTGGAACATAATCGGAATAGCTTTTTTCTATATCCTGAATTTTTTGTTTTATTTCTTTTCTACTATCAAATTCTATATTTGATACGATATATTTTTCCATGACTTGTAATTTTCTATTCTAGATTACATGAAATGTCAAAACATTTTTTTGTCTATATCTCTGACCTAACCCAAGCGTTCTATGTGTGAAAAGTATTATTATATGATAAATATATTGTAATGAAAAATAAAGACCAAATATTATTAGAAGAATTATGTTCAAAAATTTTAAATGAGGAAAGAAACGTTCCCCCTGTTGGTTGGGATAAGGGTTTTGAATTTCCAATGAAGATTGGTTCTGGAGGAAAAGAAATTCCATTTAAAAAGAATGGTAAATGGTATTTGTATGTTTGGGATTCCAAGAACAATAAACACTTTTACTATTGTTATGATGATGACATTTATCATCCTGATACCGATTTTGATAGTCTTTGAGTATGAAGAACAAAGATCAAATACTATTGGAAAGTATTTATGAAAGTATTCTTTTAGAGGGTAAAACAGTTCCTCTAAGAAACATTTCAGAATTTAGTGAAGAAGAAAAACAAAACATTTTGGCAAAACTTTCCGATGTTGAAAGATCTCAACTTGGAACAGCCAAAGGTGGGAAATCTGCTAAAAATTATATGAGTGCAGATGATTGGGTGGTTATAAGAGATTTTCATTTAAGAACTAGATTGAAAGAAACCCCTGACACTAATACAAATTTATGCGCCTATACACCTGGCGAAACATTAAAACTTCTACAACATCCAATTATAAAACAATGGTTTTCTATGGTAGAAAAATTTAAAATACCAGAAGGAAAAGAAAAGGTAATATTTGTTTCTTGTGCTGCTAGTAAAAGATGGGGAGAAAATGCAAAATCTAAAGATTACAAGTGCTATAATATATTAAGAAAAGAAAATAGTAAAGTATATTGGGTTACTATATCGGAACCATTAGGAATTGTTCCAGAGGATCATTGGGATGATTTTCCTCTTTATGATAATCCTGGTCTTTTTACGAGTCAGGGTCAGGTTCCAACAAAATTTTGGTTAAATCAAATGGGTAAACAATCTAGTTTTGCTTATCCCTTTGATCAAACTGCATTTAAAGAATGTATAAAAATATTAGGTGATGTTATTAAAAAATTTTATGAATTTAATAAAAAAATATATCCCAACCTAAAGTTTATATCTGCTGTTGAAACTCCTTCTGAAAAAAGTACTCATAGTGCAATGTTGGATTATTCTGGTATTCTTCAAAAAGAACAAAGATATTCAAAACCAAAAAAGAATGACCCCATGGAAATAAGAATGCCACATTGGAAAGATATATCAAATAAATAATACAATGAGAAGCAAAGACCAAATAATACTGGAGAATTTATACGAACTCGTATTATTTGAAAGTGGAAGAAAAAATTTGGAGGACGGTAAAGAATTTATAGGAAAAATAGTTGAAATACATCCTGTTATAAAAGTTGGTAAAGACCATCCTGATTATATGAAATGGAGTATAAAGCTTGTTGATGGTCCTTATGTTGGTGATGTTCCTACTTTACATATTAAAAACGTAGAAAGTATCATAAATCATTCTCTTATAGATAGAACAATAAGAAGTGAAGATAAAGGTATCAAGCAACCATATATAAAATTGCGTGGTCAATTAATTGATGTGAATTTTCCTTTTAATGAAATAAGAAACAAATTATCAGATGGAACATGGGAATCTGTAACATACAATCCACACAAACATCCAGAATATGTTTATAAAAAGGGATTACCTTCTTGGTGGTGTGGAGATGAAAGATTAAGTAATAATAAAGGAACTCCAGACTTTACAAAAACAAGAATAAATGCTATGAAAGAAGTTATGAATAGGGATGATTTTAAATCAATAAAAACTCTCACTCAAAAGTCTGGAAACATATCTTCTTTTAATTGTGAAGAAGCAATACTTAAACAACATCCAACATGCAATGAAGACTATATGTGGATAAAGGGATTAAGATGAAAAACAAAGATCAAATATTACTAGAGAATCTTTATTTGAAAATAATAAAGGAGCAGGATGAAAACGAATCATTTAAAAGTATAAATGAAATAACAGATAATATCTTAGATGAAATGGTAGCTGCCGCTCAAGCAGTTTATGATCAGTGGCAACAAGATGAAGAAGGGAATTCAATTGGTTGGGTTGGAAACTATGAGCTTGGACAGGGTGGAATTTGTCATATAATAGCCGATGATATGATTGATGTTCTATATAAACACGGTATACGGGATGTTCAAAGTGTGTGTAGTTCATTTGAACAACATGTTTATATTATTGGTCAATTTAAAGAAGGAATCTATGAAATAGATATTCCATATAGGATATATGAAACTGGAGGTGGGTTTACATGGAAAAAAATTCCAGATGTTGAATTTGTAAGATCAAATATAAGAATTAACGGAATAGATGACGACCCTAAAAACATATCACAATATACTGAAGAATATTAAATAATATGAAAAACAAAGATCAAATATTACTCGAAACTTTGTATTTAGAAGGATTGTATTCTTCTAATGATACAGACGATGAAATAGAAGAAGATGAACTAGAACCTTTATACATACGTGGAGAATATTGGTTTGATGAAGATGGAGATACAATGTATGCCGATGGTGATTATGGTGATATGAACCATGAAATGTATGTTCAAGATCGTTGCGCTGGAGAGGTTTTAAGTTGGTTTGATTTATATGCTAATGATATGGAATCGCCTGTTAATTTGCAAAATCATTTGGATGATATGATTGAAATCATTTTAAATAAACTAAACATACAAGACGACGAGGAATATGAAATAAAAAAAGAAGAAATAGAAAATGATCCATATAATGCAATAATAAATTTTTTAAAAACAAACACACAAATGAAAGGTCCGATTGATGATATTGTGTACTTGGGAGCGGACCATTCCAGTATGGACGGAAGGGAGTTTGCAATTAAAAATTGGGGTTGGTCGAGGGTTCATCAATACCATATAGAGGTTAAGGAGCTAACAAGAGAACAACTTAGAATCGTTGCTAGTGGAATAAACAGAGCATTGGAAGAAGAAGGTGTTTATGGTGATGAAGAATGGTTAAGAGCATCACAAAGCGTATATAATATATCAACTTATACTGGGAAAAGATATGAAATAAAATTAGAAGATATGGAAAGGGGAAATGTGGAAGGTCTTGAAAGAAGCGATATAGAAAACGCCACTTCTGCTGCAACTCAACAAGTTAGGCAGATGGATGTTGAAAAAATGCCTTCGTTTTATAAAGGCGTCATGGGAGATTCTTATATCCCAACATTTAAAAATTATTTTGAATTGGTAGAAAAGAAAGTAAAACGAGATCGTTGTTTAAAAAAAGCCGATTCCGTTTATGGTAAAAAAACAAGTGCATATAAATCTGGTGCTGTTGTAAAATGCAGACAAGGAAAAATCTGGAGAAAAAAGAAATGAACAAGTTTGATGAAACATATAATATATTGATTGAAGGTTTTGAGAAAGAAAAGAAAGAAGGATTACATGGTTGGTTCTCAAGAAATAAAGGTAAAGGCTGGATAGATTGTAAAACGGGGAAACCTTGTGGGAGACAGGAAGGAGAAAAAAGAAGAAGTTATCCCGCTTGCAGACCAACCAAGTCTGCCTGTAATTCGAGAAAGAGACATAAAAAAGGTTCAAAGAGAATATCTTGGAAAAAAGGAGATAAGATCAAATGAAAAGCAAAGACCAAATATTACTAGAAAATTTATATGATTCTATATCAAATGATAAATTCTCATATCCTTTGATGGTTTTTCATGGAACGGATTTAGAATCTGCAAATGATATTAAACAAAAAGGATTAGATTTAAGTAAATGTGATAGAGGTTATTTTGGAAAAGCTTTTTATGTAACTACAGATGAACAATTAGCAAAAAGCAATTATGCTGATTTTTCTGGTGACGATGAGGGTGGAATTGTATTGGGATTTGAAATGAATCCTATTAATAAAGTATTGGATTTAAGAGATTCTGATGACTGGGATGTATATATAAATTTAAAATATAAAGGAAGAAATATAACTGATTTTATGGGATTTGATGATTTCCCGTCTATTATGACATCTCTTGGAATAGATGGATTGTATGATAGATCAAACGATGCTTTTGCGATTTATAATGTAAATATATTAAAGATAAAATGAAATCATTTAAACAATTTTTTACAGAAGCTTGTTGGAAAAATTATAAACAAGAAGGTATGAAGAAAAAGGGAAATAAAATGGTTCCAAATTGTGTTCCTAAAAAGAAAAAGAAAAAATAATAAATTATCAATTATTACTTTTTCAACCCTCTGAAACAATAAGTATTATAATAATACTATGGCAGGAAAAAACACAAATTGGAATAAGAGAATGTGGGTAAAAGAGATTGAAAAAAAGCGTAAAAAAAATCAGGGATTTCTTATAAACGATTTTACTGTAGAAGAGGTTTTAGATGAAAGTGGAGAAGTAAAAGAAGACACTGTTATAAAATTTTCTTTTAGTGGTCTTTTGATTTATTTAAGTATAGCAAGTGCCATGCGATTACATTCTATACTTACAAGCATATTAAAGGTAAGTAAATAAAATATTATGAGAAACAGAGATACTATATTATTAGAAAGTTTATACGAACAGATTTACGTTAAGGAAAAATTTGATCCTGACATGGGTGCTAATAAACCTATAGATTCTGAAAAATTAATTGAATATATAAACAGAGTTATTGAGAAAAAAAGAACTAAAAAAGAAAATCCCAAAAAAAGATCAGACTATTTAACAAAACCACATATACATGCTTCTATTGCACAGAGAGTCTTAGTACAAACTCCAGAAGGTGAACAGGTTGATATAGATAAATTTAGAACTATATTAATGCAAAGACCGGATGATTTGTTAAGACAAAATGCAAAGATGGTAAAAAGTAGAACATTTGATACAGAATTTTTTAATACATCTTTACCTGCATTAAAAGGATTGGTTGTTGATGAGGATACAGGTGAATTTAAAATTATAGATACTTGTCCATCTGCTGGAAATTGTCAATTGGTTTGTTATGCAAAACATGGTTCATATGTTTTGTTTCCAGAAGTTTCAATATCTCAAAATAAAGCATTAAATTTTCTTTTTAATGATTCTGAAGGATTTAAGAATCAATTACAAAATGAAATAATAAAAGCAGCAAGAAAATTTAAAGGAAAAAAACAAGTACAGATCCGCTGGAATGATTCTGGTGACTTACTTTCTCCTAAATTTTTTGGTATTGTTATGGAAATAGTTAATAATACTCCAATGGTAGATCATTACATTTATACTAAAGAAGTTGCTATGATCAAGGCATATCCAAATCCTCCAGAAAATGTTATATTTAATTTTTCTTATGGCGCAAAAAGAGAGCAAGAAAACTTGATTGATCCTGTAAAAGATAAAGTTTCTTATATAGTTGATACTAAAGATGCAACAAAAGAACCAGTTCTTAATACTATAATTAAATTTAAATATATAGAAAAAAAGGGTGATGATTGGGAGTATAATAATGTTGATGCTACTAAACAAGTTATAGCACAAAGATATAAGATTGATCCAAAAAACATTCTTACTATAGATGAATTAAGCACTACACCAAAAGGTTCTCCTGGTCAATATAATGTAATCGTATTACCTGGTGAGTCTGATTTATCAGCAAGTAGAAGAGACGTAAGAGGAACTTATTTGATTATACACTAGTATCAAAAAAATAAAAAAATTGGTTTGAAATTGATAAATACTAACTAGATGTATACACTAGTTAATGAAGTCTCAAACAATCCAATCAACTGTAATGTTGGTTACAATAATTCTTGGTTACGTGTAAAGAATGATGCTAATAGGGATCTTTATGCACAGGCTTCCTATGTAACAAATTTTGATGATTTTACAGTAACTCTTTCAGCAAAGGATGTTACTATAGGTTCTGTTGAAATTAAAGATGGTAATTCAAATTTAAAAGCAGATGTTGCTTCTGCAAACGGATATAATGCATTAAGAGTATTATCACAGGATTTGGAATCAAGTGTGGATGATGTTACTATTGGTGATAGATCTGGAAATTTTGCATCAGTATATGCACCATTAAGCGCACTTAAAGTTTATAATACAAATCCTATATCTGGTTCTATAACTGTTTTAAATCCAGTTACTCATGTTACTACATTACCAGAACCAACTCAGCTGGATGCATTTGGTAGATTAAGAATGTCTTCCCCATTGACTTTGTTTGATTCTTCACATCGTTACAAGGACAATAATTTATGGTCTACACTATCCGCAAATGGAGGTTCGGTTTCATTTAATGAATCACAGGGATTGATGGAATTAAATGTTACTAATACAACAGGAGCAAGTGCAATAAGAGAAACAACAAAAGTATTTTCCTATCAACCAGGTAAATCTTTGCTTGTTATGAATACATTTGTCATGGCTTCTTCTGCTACCAATTTAAGACAGAGAGTAGGATATTTTGGAGAGCAGAATGGAATATATTTTCAGTTAGATGATGGTAGTATTAGTATGGTTAAAAGATCGCTTGTCACTGGTTCCATTGTAGAAAGTGTAGTTTCTCGATCTAATTGGAATGGCGATAAGCTAGATGGAACTGGTTCTTCTGGTATAGTTTTAGATATAACCAAAGCTCAAATTTTTTGGATGGATATTGAATGGTTGGGAGTAGGAACAGTAAGAGTTGGTTTTTGTGTTAATGGACAGTTTATTGTTTGTCATTCATTCCATCATGCTAATATTATAAATTCAACTTATATTACTACGGCTTCTTTACCTTTAAGATATGAGATTATTAATAAAGCAGCTACAATAGGTGGATCTAAAACATTAAAACAAATATGTTCTACTGTTATTTCCGAAGGCGGTTACGAATTAACAGGCTTGCAACAAGCAGTCTCGATTCCAATAACTACACCAAGAACGTTTGCGGTGGCTGGTACGTTTTATCCAATTATTTCAATTCGCTTAAAAACAACTCCAGACAGACTCGATGCAATTATTATTTTAACGGCTTTATCAATTCTTGGTGGAGGAAACGGTGTTGATTACAATTGGCAAGTAAGAGCAAGTGGGACCACAACAGGAGGAAGTTGGGTTGATGCTGGAGTCGATAGTTCAGTTGATTATAATATTACAGGAACAAGCTATGTGGGAGGAAGAATTTTAGCGAGTGGATTTTTAAATGCTTCGAATCAAGGTTCTCCTAATCTGGATATCATTAAAGAAGCTTTGTTTAAATTTCAATTAGAACGAAACAATTTAACAAAAACTCCTTTTGAATTAACTTTGGTTGCTGCTGTGCGTACTACGAGTGGTTCCGAAATGTTCGCTTCTATGGATTGGGAAGAAATTAGTAGATAAATATTATTTGAATTATGTTTAATATTATATTAGGATTAACGTCTTTAACAGTTGCTGGTTGTGCTGCTTATTTTTCAGTGCAAGGACTTGCAACTCTTTATGCTGGTGCTTTTCTTTCTGTTTGTATAATGGCTGGATCTTTGGAAGTAGGGAAACTTGTGGCTGCTAGTTATCTACACAGATATTGGTACAAAACAACATTCTTATTAAAAACATACTTAATTTTGGCCATAATAGCTTTAATGGGAATTACTTCTTTAGGTATATTTGGTTTTTTAACATCTGCTTATCAACAAAGTCATGTTAAGGTGGAGATATTGGATACACAAAAATTATCACTTGAAAATGAAAAACAAATAACTCAATTTGAAATTGATAACCTTTCAAAAAGATTAGAAACATTAAACCAAATTAGAGTAATCCAAGAAAAAAGAGTAGAAGATGCTGGAAATTATAAACTTCCAAGAGAACAGGCATATGAAGCGATTAATAAGGCGAATATAGAAATAGATAATTCAAAAAACAAAATAAGTGAATTATCTGAAAAAATAAAAACAATAAATCAATCTTTATTAAACTTAAAAGCAGAAGAATCGAAATCCACTGATATAGGTACATTGAGATTTGTTTCAGAGTTATTTGGTGTTGAGGTTTCTGTTATTGTTAAGTGGTTTACTTTGATTATTGTTTTGGTATTTGATCCTTTAGCTGTTTGTTTAGTAATAGCTTATAATAATTCTGTAAGTAAACCTATTAATAATAAAAAAATTGACAATAAAGAATTTCTAATTAAAGATGATAATGCAAAAGAATTTGTGAAGGTAATGACTCAAGAAAATGTAAAATATAAGGATAAATAATTTTATGAAGTACTTCAATAACAGATCATATAGAGATTGCATGATGATTGAAGTAGAAAAAATGATAAAAAATATAGAAAAACCTGCTACAAAAAAACAAAATTTATTTTTAATATATTGTAAAAATCTTATAAATAAAATAAAAAAATTTGTTAAAAATATTAAATTACTCTTTTAAAAAAGAGTAAATAGATTATATCACATTATGCCGAGTCACTTAGAGAAGTTTAACCAATTTGAAAATAAAAATAGAGCAGTTATTTATTTGATAATAAAACCTTTATTAACGCTTCTTGCTTTTTTAGGATTAGGATATTATAGCATGTGGTTATCTGTTAACTATGTTAAACAAGATAAATTTGCAGAATATGTGGAAAAACAAATAGTTTTTGACAAGAATCAAGATGACGTTTTAAAAACTAGGTTCGATTTAACACAAACTAAACTAGAAAATATTATTAATAATCAAACAATTTTTACAGAACAGCTTAGATCTTTTAATTTGCTTAATTATACATATCAAAAAGAACTTGAAAAATACAACGAACGTCTGGTCTATATAGAAAGACAAACTAAAAAGGGAGAATAATGGCTACTACATCAAAAAGAATTAGTCAACTACCATCTTACACAAATCAACAATTTAATCCTGCTTGGTTGACTTGTACTATTCCTGCAAATTTTGCATCTGTAGATAACCAAGAATATCCAGATACTTTTAAAGTACCTGTAAGTTCGATAGTAATGTCATTACAGGATGTCAGCATGAATGGACAGTTGACCGTTTTAAAAACAGTTAGTGCTGCTTGTCCTGTATTTATAGGAGACACGGATAGTAGAACAGGGATTTTTACATTTAAGGGAACTTCTCCATCTACAAATTTTATAGACTTGGTTGCAGATACAAACTCACAACCATATTTAACAATAGGAGTTAATAAATCTTGGTTTTTTAAAGTTTTTATAATAGGCGTAAATTCATCAAATCAATCAACAAATATAGAGTTTATAGGATTAATAAAAAGAAATTCAGTAGGAAATGTTGGAATAGTAGGAACCACTACAAAAATAATATATTCTAGAGAAGATATATCAACAGATGCTAATGTTACAGTTGATGATGGTGTTGCGAAAACAATTAAAATTCAAGCAAAGGGAGTAGGTTATAAGTGGACAGCAAGAATGGATATTGTTCAGGTTTAAAAAAAAAGTATTGACCTTTACATATATTTTTGGTAAATCTTATTTTGATGATAAATCAAAAAGCCGAACGAGCAAAGGAACTGAAATCTGAAGGTTTCAGTTATAATCAAATAGCAAGTATGTTAGACTCAAAACCATCAACTGTATGGGATTGGGTTACTGGTCGTAAAAGATCTGATGATATTTCTATCAGTAGAAATACACCAGTAGGGTTTAAAAAATCAAATCAATCTTCTAATAAAAACAAAGAAGAAGAATTGTTTGATTTTATTATGAACCTTTCTCATATTGAATATCCGAGTCCTGTTAAAAAAACTGTAAAAACGGAATCAAATCCATATGCTCTTGTTATTGGTGATATGCATTTTGGATCAGAGGATTGGAATGTTTTAGACATTTTTCTTCAAACAGTTGAAGAATTGAAGCCTTCCACTATTATTTTAAACGGAGATACATTGGATATGTTCTCTATTAGCAGGTATTCAAAGGATATTAGATATAAAAGTTCTTTATTAAATGAAAGAGAACAATATCATAAATTTTTAAAATTGTTACATGATATAACAGATTCTTATGACTCTAGTATTTTTGAAACAAACTCGAATCACTCTGGAGATGGTTTAGAGGGAAGATGGTGGAGATATCTTTCTGATAGAATTGGTGAGTTAGCCGAGATTCCTGAAATAAAGAAAAAACTATCATATGAATCTGTTTTTTATCCAAAAGAAGAATGGAATAGAACCAAGTTAGTTGATTATGTGGAAATCGTACCCGGTTTTGTTGTAATGCATGGAGACGTTGTTCGTCGTCATGGTGGGTACTCTGCAAGAGGATTATTTGAAAAATGGTTCACATCCATTATGTGTAATCATACTCATAGAATAGGAATGACATCGCAAAGAATTCCGTCTATAGGTTCTCAAAAAGAACAAATAGTTAGAGTATATGAAAATGGATGTGCTTGTAATTTAAAACCATTATATGCATCAGCTGCAAATTGGCAAAATGCGTTTTCTATTATTAATTTTTCTGATAAAGAAGCAGCAGTAGAAACTGTTCTTGTAACAAACAAGAAAGCTATTATATCAACATTAGGAAAAACATTAAAAGCATAAAATGAGTATTTTTGCAGAAAAACATTTTAATTACGAAAATATTATTTTAAAAAATAATAAGTCAATTGTTAGGTCCAGATCTGAATGTAATATAAAAACATTCTTTGGTTCAAAAGAATATTCATCACCTGTCTGTTGTAGTAATATGAAATCATTACTAACACCAGATATATGTAAAATATTTGATGATAGACATTGGTTTTATGTATACCAAAGAATTGATGGATGTGATGATGTATTCAGATTTGTACAAAGAACAAGAACAGAAAATTGGTACTCAACATCTATTTCTGTAGGGATAGATCAACAATGGATAGATCTACTTGAACAATTGAGTACCATGAATTATTCGGTTGATTCTATTACAGTTGATGTTGCTCATTCATTTAATGATAACATAATTCCAATTATAAAAGCAGCAAGAAAATATTATCCAAATGCATTTTTAATTGTGGGTAATGGATCAACTAGAGAATGGGTTGAGTTCATGGAAAAACTTGGTGTTGATTGTATAAAATTGGGAATAGGTGTTTCAAAAGCTTGTAGAACAAGACAATATACTGGTTTTGGATCTAGTACTGTTTCTTCTTTAATAGAATGTTCTGAACATGCAAAAAACGTAAAGATAATGTCAGATGGAGGATTGACCGTTGATGATAATGGTGAAGTTTGGATAGGTGATATTAATAAGTCATTCGTTCTAGGTTCGGATTATGTAATGAGTGGTTCTTTATTTAGTAAATGTATAGATTCTCCTGCAATTTTAAACGGATATTATGGAAATGCATCAGAAAACGCAAAAGGAAATAAAAAACATGTTGAAGGAACTAGTCTTAAAGTTTCAACTAACGGATTAACGATATCCGAAATGTGTGATTTGATAGAAGACAGTATAAAATCTGGAATAAGCTATTCTGGTGGAAAGGATTTAACCTGTTTTAGAAAAGCTCAATATTTTTTGATATAAAAAATATTGACATTACTATAAAAAAAAACATATACTGTAATCCATGTACAAACTAGAAAGAAAAATAATAACAAGTGGTGTTTGGCAAGAAGTAATGCTTTCTCCGTTTAATACTATAGAAGATGTTAAAAACTATCATTCCAAATACAGCAAATACTATCCTGATCCAGAAGATAGAATTTATAGAGTTACTAATCTAGAAACCGGTGGAATGAAATTGATTAAATGAATATTTATAAAGAATTGTGTGAAATAGAAGAATTAAAAAATAGATCATCTTTACAAAAAGATGAAATTTTGGATCATTACTTTAAAGATCCAAAAAAAGCAAAGAAGCTTCTTTTAGAATTACAAGAAGTAGAAAAAGAATTAGATGATTTAGAAAAGGAGTTCGAAAAAATTCAAAATGAATTTCATTAATATAATTTTAGAGAACAGTTCAGACAAAATCGTAAAGCTTTATGCACCAGCATTTAAAGCAAGTCAAAATCCAGAAAATGGTATAACTATTCATAACAAATCTGCCTATCATGTTATCAAAGATTGTGCTGATATAGCACGTAAATATATTCCATTGTATGTTTTTGGTGAATATTTAGAACCTTTTTCAAAACTAAAAGGTAAATTTAAAAAATCTGACATTGTTGAGTTTGTTCAGTCCACTAAAAAAATTACTCAAAACGAACATTTGTTATGTTTGATTATACACAAATCAAATGAAAAAAATAAAGAACAGGAAGCTTTAACTATAAAAACAAATACTTTCGATTCAAGTGATCCTTATGGTGATTATGGTTCAGATTCTGGAGTTGAAGATACTAAAAAATATGTAAATCAATACAATCAAATGAATGACTCTGATACTATTCAATTATTATGTGAATTATTTGATGTAAGTATTTAGTATGAAAAACAAAGATCAAATATTATTGGAAAACACATATCAAAAAGTTTTAGAAAATTGGAGATATTATAGGGGCGGTGTTACTCCATCTATGGAACATCCAGATTATTATGGTTCAGACGAACCAGAATGTCCAGTATGTGGTGGTCCTATGTATGATGCGAAAAGAATCGGAAGGTCTGATAAATGGGAATGGGATTTTAGATGTAAAGACGAAAATTGCGAAGGAGAGATTTCTGGAGATAACTTACCTTAAATAATATGAGAAACAAAGACCAAATTCTACTTGAAGACATTTATTCAAATAATATATTAAATAATAGACTAAAGAAAGATCAATATCCGAATAAAATAGATCCCAATACCTTAGGATCGGAAGACGAAGCAATAGAAGTAGAATACAATGGAGATGGATACTGGGTAGACCTAGATTATAATCCACCAAAAGTTATAGTAAACATCGGAGACGGTCCAGAAGATCATATCGTAGAAATAACAAAAGAAAACAGTCCAGACGTATATGGTATTGTTGTAAGTCTCGCCATGGAAAAAAGAGACGAAGAAAGAGAAGAAGAAGAATTGAGAAACCCAACAAATCCAAATTGGGATAATCCTTTTAGTAGAGATTACGAAGGATAATTTTAGTTGACATTTTTATAAAATTGATATATATTTTTTATTAGATAGTTGGTTCCCGATGAGCCAATGGGACTGAGAATACTCGGTCGAATACAAAATCGGAAATTGATATTTGACAATTTAATTTGAGTATGTGGCGGAAAGCAGTGAAATCCTGTGCCGTTGTCTTGGTTAATAACCATTGTAGGTGATAGAATCCTACCATACTCTTTTAGTAGACCCGCCATGCCTCTGCTTGTGATCATGGTTTCTGAAGTACAAGGCAACTTAGCAAGTTACGCACACTTTAGCGGGTATTCTAAATTACCAAGCGCAGATGCTATTCGAAAAGCTCTACCGCGATGGGCTACAATGCAATGTTTCCGGAAACAACATTTAACCCATAGGGAACTTCTTCGATTATTATGTATGCGTCCATAAGATACTTGGAGGACTAATGATTAGAATGAGAGGTCTTGGTAATGATTTTAATAACTGGAATGTTGGTTTAGAAAACCACCATCTAAGGAGTGGGAGATTGGACGTGGAGAACTGGTAATTCGTATGGATACAATTCAAATAAGCCATACATCCTATTTTATAGGTACAGAGATAACCGTGAATTGCGTTTCACAGGACGAAGAAATTCGTAACCCCTTTAGCTTTAAAAGGCACACCAGTTAATTTTGATAAGTCGGGTGGGAATGGTGTGCTGTGCTGTTCTTAAAAAGCTAACCACTGCGGACTTATCGCCAGACTCGATTAGGCAGAGGGTGACAAGTAAACTTCGTCCAACGTGAGAGAAACACGGTAGCCAATGAAGAACTTTCTGGTTTTTTATTGTAAATATATTTATATGAAATCTAAAGATCAAGTTTTATTGGAAAATTTGGTAGATGATGTTTATACTAAACAATCAAAAGACGAACCATTAACTCAAGATCAAATGGTAGAAGCTCAGGCTCTTGCTGATTATATTCAAAAAAACATAAATGTCATAAATCCTGATATGAATTATAAAACTTTAGCAAATGCTATTAAAATTATATTGAAAGATTTTGGTAGTCATAATATATCAGCATTTATAGAAGAAATTCAAAAATGAAAAACAAAGATCAACAACTTTTAGAGGAAGCATATTGTAAAATTTTATTAGAAGTAGAATCTATTTTACAATCTTCTCCAGAAGAAAGTTCAAATGTTGATGTTAAAAAAGTAGTTCATGATATATTGAATGAAATTCAACCTCATGTTTTTGATCTTGATAGAGAAACTTATAAAGAAGCAATTAAAACTTTAATTTATAGATTAAATTTAATTTTACAACGATATTGATTGACAAATCAACTATTCGGTAGTAAGTTTATTACATAATAACTATTCGAGATATCGAATAACTGATCTTTGAAAAATTTACGGGGATGAAAGGATTCGACATTGAATTCTAATTCCACGATGCATGTGGAGGTTAATCGATGGCCTCCTTAAAAATCGATTAAAAACTAAATGCAGAAGATAACACTTCTGATCTCTTGGCTGAAGCCGAGTATATCATCAACAATGCTGACGAGTTTCTCGGTGGCATTGAAGAAGAGTCCCACGCTCTCGCCGCTTAAAGACCTAACGGTAATCCTCTAAATCCGTTTTGAATTGCAGAGGGAGGGATATGCTGTAAAGTCCCATAAAGAATAAACAGTGGAGTAGTATGAGACTCTACGCTCATATAGGCAGACATTAAACTCGGTTAGTATAACCAAAAAGCCTTTTGTCTTCGTTGCCGTAAGGTAGCTGAAATTTTGAATATACTCAAACATGTGAAGAATCGTAGAATGAACGTTCATTGGACAGGGGTTCGATTCCCCTCATCTCCTGTTTTTGATTAGAATATGGTAAATAGATCAAGTATGACTCGAACTATTCAACATATTCTAAACAATTTATTCGATGAATATATAAGTATATTTCGATGCCTCGAAATCGAGATGGTGCTTAATAAGGTGTTTCGAGAGTATTCACAGCCATCCATCGAATAAAATTTTATACCCCGGAGTGTGAGAAGTCTGGTATCTCAGCGCGCTCATAACGCGCCGCCTTTGTGCCTCGCAGGTTCAAATCCTGCCTCCGGAATTTTATTTTTTATTATGGGTAATATTTTAGTTTCAAATGCTTCATCAATAATCTGTTTCTGTTTTTTTCTGCTGCTTACTTCTGAAACATTTATGATAAAAAAAGAATAGTTCATATCAGATAGCTCTCTAAATTTTATACTATCTTTAAGTTTTACATCCTCAAGCTTCTTCTCTCCGAATATTGGGAAATAGTGAACTGGTCCATTTACTTCTACGGCTAAAGATATGTCCGGTATACAAATATCTATCTCAAGACCAGATTGTAAGGTTTGTCTATCTGACTGAATGATATTCAAAAAAGGAAATTCTTCTTTTATCTTTAAAAGAAGATAATCCTCTGGAAAGCTTATGTTTCTTTTACAACCTTTATTGATATGAAAATTTTTATTAAAAAACCTCATACGGCAAGATTTGCTACAGAATCTTCGGTTATGCTTTGTCTTGTTGTGCTTCCTATCTTTCAAGGGTTTAAATAATACATTGCATTCTGGACAGTTTATCATATGCTTATGAATATTTATTCTTACATAAGCACTATTTTTAAAAAAAATATTGATTTATTAAAAGAATATAGTAAATTTATGATATTGGGTAGTTCGCATAGCGGCAATTGCTGGAGACTGTAAATTTCCTCCCTTCGGGGTTCGCTGGTTCGAGTCCAGCACTGCCCACCATTTTATGCCTCGTTAGCTCAGTTGGTAGAGCGCGAAATTTGTAATTTCGTTGTCATCCGTTCGATCCGGATACGAGGCTCGTTTTACTAAAAAATAATATGAATATTAAATGTTTTGAATGTGATTCTGAAGAAAATATACATAACCATCATGTAATTCCTAAGATTTTAGGTGGTACAAAAACAATACCTTTGTGTGTATTATGTCACGGAAAAGTGCATGATAAAAATATATTAAAAATGTCCAACCTTGCTAAGATAGCAAGGAGTAAGAAAGGATTTAAAACTGGTAGACCTAAAATAATATCAATACATAATGATGAAAATGTTAAAAATAAAAAAGAAAAACAAATTTTAAGTCTTGAAAATAAAGCTAAAAAAATAAAAGATGATTTACAAAGACAAATTCAAAAAGAAGATTTAATAAAATTGTGTTTTAATGACAAAAGTTTAAGCGTGACTGAAACCTGTAAAAAACTTAATATCTCAAGAGCAACTTATTATAGAGAAGTAAAAAATTTTGCGGAGTCGAACCAAACCCCTTTTGGGCTACCAACCTGAAGGGGGTTTACTTTTTTCTTTACATTTATAATATTTTTTATATATCATATATTAAGATGAATAATAAATTTGATATATTATTTTGGATATTTTTTGTAGCATCTTGTATATATTCTACAATTTATGCAACTTATAAAATTTTAAAACCATTATTTTAAATAATTAAAAATATAAAACAAATTTTAGAAAATTATCCGATTCTAGTATGAATCGGATGAATCAGACGAATTTAAACAATCTTGAGCTAAAAAAACATCTGAACAAAGAGATGGTGTTGAAGATACAATAGATTGTTTACCAGATTCATAAGATATATCATATAAGTATTTGTTGTTTCTTGTTAATGTTCCTAATAAGCTATTATCCGTTTTAAGATGTATTGTAAAACTTAAATATGTTTGATATTGTATATATATTGTATTAAATTCTGGGAATGACATTTTATTATACTTATTAACTAAATATAATTATTAACAATGAATTTTAAGATGTTTTTTGAAAGTAACTCTGATTTTTATTATCATGGATCAGATAATGTCTTTAATAGTTTTTCTTCAAAAATTTTAAGAAAAACTGATTATGGATATTATGGATATGGTTTTTATTTTTCTCCGAGTATTGAAACAGCCAGAATGTATGGACCAAATTTATACAAATGTAAATTAAATTTTAAAAATCCTTTGATATGGGATAAATCTGTTGATTCGTTATGGGAAAAATATGAATGTATAGATAAAGATAAAACACCAAGTAATTCACCAGATATGGCAAAAAAGTTAACAGACTCTATAATATCAGATGGTTATGATTCTGTTATTGTTAACAACTATGAAAATTCAAACACATTGGAAATTTGTATTTATAATCCAAATGCTATAACAATTATATCAAAACAATTGGTTTCACATTTGATAGATAATGATGATTATATATAATCAATGAAAATACAAAATACAATTCACGAACTTAATTTAAAAATGAAATTTGATTTTTTGATTGAAAGTTTTTTAAATAAAAAAACATATGTTATTATAGCAGGAATTCATGGAGATGAACCAGCCGGAAATAAAGCAGCTGAGTTTTTTAAAAACCAAAAAAATGTTTATGTTATATCAAATATAAACAAGACACATAAAAGAAGATTAAATGGTAAGGATTTAAATCGTCATTTTGACACATCTGATGATAACGATCTTCAAGATAAAATTTTACTAAAAATAGAAGAATTAAGTCCATCTGTTGTAATATCTTTACATGAAGATGATGAAGTTGATGGTGTATATGCATATTGTTCTCCTGAATTGGAATCTGAAGTATCATCATGCTTGAATAATATAGATTTAAAATTAGCTAATTCAGCACATGGAGATAAAACAAAAAATGGGGTTATAGTAAATGGTAAACAACCATATAAAGGAACATTAGAGAGAGCTTTAAAAAGAAGAAATATTCTTTATTGCACAATAGAAACACCGTCCAGTTTAGAAAATATTGAAAAAAGAATTGACTGTTTAAAAAATATAGTCCATAATCTTATAAATTAATAAATTTATATTTTTATGAAATCAAAAAAACCTAAAAAAATTTGCATTGAATTTGACGAAAGACATCTATCGACTATTACAACTGCTTTAGAAGTATATAGTCGTCTTCGTTCTGGACAAATTAAATTTGCGATGGATTCTGCATTTTGGGATAAAGAATTGAGTTATAATGATGGTGATGTTATAGAAAGTATTGTTAGGACACTTGTCTTCCGTAAAGAAGATGAAATAATACAAAATAGAAATTCATATTATGGTGTTGGTTGCCTTCATATGAAAGATGGAACGGTAGCATGGGAAATTAAAAAAGTAATTGAACAATATCAACACTATCAAAGAAATGATGGTATGAGAAATATGTGTGATGTTTCTGGTGATGGTCCTTTGGAGATTTCTGGTATACCTTCTCCCAAAATTCTTGATTCAATTAATACATATTGGAAACCTGAAAAACAATTCAGAATTCCTCAAGTTAAGCAAGAATCTATAAAGAAAGCAATGCAAAATAAAGATTACGACAAAGCTTGGGATATAGTATATTCCTCTTTCAAAAAGAAACCTTTACCCTGTGGTTCAAAAACAAGAATAGAAGAAGTATCTGGATCATATTACGTAATAGTAGAAGAACCTTATAAATTATGAATGCCATAGGAAAAGAATCAGTTTTAATTTTAAATAAAAACTGGATACCGATTAATACCACATCAGCAAAGCATTCTTTTGGTTTGATGTACTCAGATAGTGCAAAAGGTATTTTACTAGAAGACGATAAAATTATTCCTTTGGAATGGAATCAATGGGTTTCGTTAAAGGTTAATGATAATGATAAAAAAATAAAAACAGTAAATGGTTTTATTAAAATTCCTACAATAATAGTTTTAAACTTTAATGACAAGATACCAAAACAAACTATAAAGTTTACTCAAAAAAATATTTGGGAAAGAGACAAATATACATGTCAATATACCGGTAAAAAGGTAACAAGAACGACTGGAAATATTGATCATGTGATTCCTAAATCTCAAGGTGGTAAAACTACATGGGAAAATTGTGTTATTGCTCATAAAGAGATAAATGCTAAAAAAGCAGATAAAACACCAGAACAAGCTGGTCTTAAACTTTTAAAAAAACCAATCGCTCCTAGAGTAATGCCAGTTTCTTTCTATATAAGAAATCATGATCAAATTAAAGATTGGAATGTTTTTTTAAATGTAGCTTGACTATTATAAAAAATTTATATAAACTAAAATTATGAACAAAAAAAACTACACAAAATCAGGAAGACATCCAGATGATGCTATTATTGAAGTAAAAGAATTTATAAATAAATTACAAAAAGTTCAAGAACAATACTATAATGATCTTTTGGATGATCTTAATATAGATGATAATCTAGAAAGCTGGTTGTTTGATTATGTATATAATGAAAGTAAAGATTTCGGATTAACATTTACAGAATATTTGGAAACTCATGGAATACCTTATAAATGAAATTACAAAACTTACTGATGAATGGTATACTTTATGCGGAAAAGCAGGACACTATAAAGACCGTGACGCGCACTGGTACATAGAAACAAAATGGAGCTATGGTAATCCTCCAATATACTCAGTTCAACATTACGGTTATATTCTTGACAAAATAGAAGAAGAATGTGATTCTTATGAAGAAGCACTAACTTTTTTGAGAGACACTTTAAAAAAAGAAATAGAAGATGAAAGGAAATCACAAGATGAAAGAGGAGAAGACGAATGGTAATATGAAAACATTAAATAAAGAAAAACCTATTTTATTTTTAGGTGATCATCATGGTGCATGGAATATTTTATTTGATATTATAAGAGATAAAAAAATAAGTGATTGTTATATCATTTGTGTTGGTGATGGTGGTGAAGGATTTCTTCCAGAAGATAAACAATTAAGACAATTTGAAAAATTGAATGATTTATTCAAAAAATATAATATTGAATATAAAAGTATTAGGGGAAATCATAGTGATCCAATATACTTCCAAAAAGAAAACCTGATAGTATTAAGTAATTTTGAATTAATAGAGGATTATACTATAACTCAATATGGTGATAAAACTATTCAATTTATTGGTGGAGCAATCTCTATAGATAGAACCGGAAGAAAAGAAGGAATTTCTTATTGGGAAGATGAGGGTGTTATTTTTAATAGAGAAGCCTGTCAAAAAGTTGATATTCTCGTAACTCATACTGCACCATCACATTGCTTTCCTCAAAAATTTAATGAAATGGTATATGGTTGGGCCAGAGAAGATGCTTATTTATTAGAAGATCTTACAGATGAACGATCAGTAATGGATGAAATTTTTAAAATATGTAAACCAGAATTACATTTATATGGACATTTTCATTCTAGTTGGACGGAGAGGGTAAAAGGTTGTGTATCTAAACTTCTTGATATTAATGAATTATGGGAATATAGACAATAATATAATGTTTATTTTTTAATAAAAAAGTAAATATTATATATGATAGCACTAACCGCAACACCATGTTTTTTCATGAGTTCTTCTATATATAAAGAATTTATAGAGGAAAAAGAGGAAATTTTAAAACACAAATGGATTGAAAGTGAAAAAAGGGGTTATGATATAGGGTTTGATACAGCTTTGATCGATTGGATTATAAAACATAGAACCAACTGGAGAAACTTTAGATATAAGAAAAAAATATATGAAAACTGAAAATAAGTTAATTTTATCTTTTATTGTGTTTCTAGGTTGTTCTTTGTTTTATTTTTGGTTGATGTTTCTATAAAAAGGATTATTTTTTAAAATAAAAATTTCCTATTTTTTCTATAATATAATTTTTACTATCACTTTTCCATTTATATAATGTTTGAAATGGTATGTTAAATTCAGAAGACAATTTCATTATATTTTCAGAGTTTAATCTATTTTTTACATTTAAATAAATTTTATTATAAAAAGACCAATTTGGAATATTATTCCCGTTTATATAATTAAAAAAATTTTCCTTTTTATAATTCGAATATAAAGAATTATTAGAATACAACCAAGATCCAAATCTTACTGCATTTTCCCCATACCAAACTATTTGATATACATTTTTCAGTTTTGATTTACTGCTACATTTAATTTTTATATGTTTTTCAATTTCTTCGATATATTCATTATTACCTACAAATCCTATATTCAGTGTCTTTGTTCCCTTTCCATTATCATAAACTCCGACGCAGCCATCTCCATCTATATATCCTCTTAAAAATGATTTGAAATATTCTTCATTTTGTTCAAAAATTTGAATATTAAATTTTAAATCTTTTGTTTTTCGTTCGTTTATGTTATAAATATTTTTTAAATCATAAACCATTTCAGTTGAGGAAATTGAAATAGAATAAGCATTTTCTCCAATTGTTTTAAAATAACTTATTTTATTCGAGTGATTTAAAATTTTTTTTATATATTCTATTAATTTTTTACCATTATTTCCGCTTTGCGTTATTCTCCACATTTTGTTATTATGAATACAACCATCCGAAGCTATTAACCCCAAAAGCCAAAACATCTCATTTGTTTTATTTTTAAAAAAATTTCTATTTATTTTATTCCTAGAATCCAAATTTAAAAAACCATTATTTTTTAATAACTTTCTTATGAAAGACGAATCTACTTTATATTTTTTTGCTATTTTCCAAGATGAAATTCCAGATGAATAATCAATAATAATATTATTTTTGTTTTTGTGTAGTTTACTACACGTTTTTTTATGTTTGTTGAAAGATGCTTTATGGTTTTTAAAACTTCCTTGACATATCTCGCATTTAATAGTATCATAATGTTTCATGTATATATTTATCTATCGGATGTTAAAATATACTCAATTTAAATGAAAAATTAATGAATATTAAAAATTTCCCTTCTTTGGAAGAATTTTGTATCAGAGGTTGTGTTATTGGAAATACTGAGTGTGTACTAATATTTCCTATTAAACATGATATTAAATGGAATGATGAAAATAAAATATTTCGTTCTTCCATTTGGACTAAAGATGGAGACTTGGTTAGTGCCTCATGGAAAAAATTTACAAATTTAGGAGAACAACCAGAATTTGAACCACTTGATATTGATTCTGATATTCAGTTTATACACAAACTAGATGGATCGACTCTGATTGTTTCAAAATTTAAAGAAGAGTTAATTGTTAGAACAAGAGGTACGCACGATGCAACTATTTTAGATAATGGTGATGAAATTCCTTTTTTGAAACAAAAATATCCTTTAATTTTTGATAATGATGTTTTAAATAACGAGCGGTATTCAATTATTTGTGAATGGTATTCTCCTAGAAACATTATAGTTGAGAGAGAAGCAGAAGAACCAACACTTTGGCTTACTGGAATAATAAAACATGAAGACTATTCTTATTTGTCACAAAAAGAATTGGACAATCTTTCTACTGAGTGGAAAATAGAAAGACCGTTTCGATATCAATTTAATTCACTTTCATCAATGATCGAATCTGTTAATCAATGGAAGAAAGGGGAAGGAATTGTAATTTACGGTAATAATGGACAGGTACTTAAAAAAACCAAATCTGATCGTTATCTTCTTCTACACAGAATCAAATCACAATTAAACTCACAAAATAATTTAATAAAATATTATGTTGATGCTGAAATGCCATCATGTGAAAATTTCTATAAAAAAATAGAAACGGATTTTGATTTCGAAATAGCAATACAAGTAAAAGATGAAATAGAAAAGATTTGTGTTGCTGGTGAATATACAAAAAAATATATTGACAATATCCTAGAAATGATTCATGATATTAGAAGAGTTGAATCTAGAAAAGAACAGGCAGAGATGATTAAAAGAAACTATAAAGAAAATTCATCTTATGTTTTTTGTATTTTAGATAATAAAATTATAACAAACCAACAGTGGGTAAAATTGATAACACAAAAATTAAATTATGAATGTTAAAGAACTAATAGAAATCTTGTCTAAACAAGATCCTGAAAAACGAATAGTTATAGATGGATATGAAGGTGGTTTTGATGAATTGGATGAAATTAGATATAAATGTATAACACCAAATCCTGACAAAAACGATGATAAATGGTGGTTGGGTGAGTTTGAAGAATGTATAAAAGATCCAAATTCTGATGAAGAAATAGCAATTCTTTTACCAAGAAAATCTTAAAAATATTTTATATTTTTTTAGTATATGTACTTTAATTTTTCAATTTTTAATTTCTTTCTTAAAAAGGAAAGATTTGATAAATTCTTTTTTTATCATAGACCATTATGGAGTAAAAAATATTTAGAATTTGAATGTGATTATTACAATTATTACTTTTTCAAATTTGAATTTGAATTTCAACCTATCAAAAAAGATCATGGAGGATTACGATTGGAATTAAATATTTTGGGGTATAGTTTGGATTTGAAAATATATGATTCCAGACACTGGGATTATAAAAATAATTGTTGGGAAGAATAATGAGAGTTAAAAACTTTTATTTTAACAAGGTGGAGATTTTTTTGTTGACATTATCATAAAATATATTAATATTGGATTATATGAAATACGAGACAGAACTTGAATTTGTTAAAAAGTATCCAAAAATTCTAAGAGATTATAGAGGAGATCCAATGCAGACATGCATGGCATTTGGAATTGAAACGGATGGCGATGGTTGGAATGATCTTCTCGATAAATGCATGGAAAAACTTCAGCATTTTTGTGATCTTTGTACAAAGAATGGTAGCCCAATTCAGGTTGTAGCTACACAAATAAAATCAAAATTCGCAACGCTCAGTTTTTACTATAGCGGAGAGGGTGGAACAAAAATTGATTGGGATATTATAGACGATATTATATCTCAGGCAGAAAGACGTTCTGCACAAACTTGTGAAGAATCTGGTGAGCACGGATGTATTTGTTCGAAAGGCGGTTGGTATAAAACTCTTTGCTATGAAGAAGCAAGAAAATTAGGCTATAAAGCATGTGACCAAGGAACAGAAGAATATTGGGTATCAAAAGATGTCAAAAAACAAAACAACGAAGAAGTTGATGATGAATAAAAAATTTGAAGAACTAGAAGATTTTGCGTTTTATGAGAGCGGTCTTTCTGCTGATGGTTGTTTAGAAAAATTAGATTCTTATACTAGAGAAGCTATTAAAAAATATGGAAAGTATCTTGTAAAAGAATTACAACAACAGCTTCAAGATATCCAAGAATATGGAACAGAGGAAATCAATGCTGCTGTTGATCTTCGACAAAAAATTGCACAATCATTAGTAGAAAATGACCAACTAAAAAAACTTTGTCGTAAACTTTATGGAACAGTTCTTCATGTTCATGCATTAGCCAAAGAAGATCCTATTGTTTTAATAGGACCGGAACTTTATAAAGAAGCAGCAAATAATATTAAACAATACGAAGAATTAGAATGCAGGAATTAAAAAAAAGAATTTTAGTATTATTATCAATTATTATAATAATGATTATTATAACCTCATTTAAAAATTATTTTCAGAAAAAAAATAATCTTAAAATTGAAGAACTAAATGAAATGGTTGAGAAAGAAATTATCGAAATATATGGAAAAAACTAAATATAAATTTGTTGAAACAACCGGTTGTACTGCGTTTGATTTTACTGTAAATGGTAAATCATTTTCTGATTTATCAAAGCAAGAATATGATGAAATGTTAAATTATCTATTTGAAAAAATTAAAGAAGGAATTTCAGAACAAACTATTCTTTTAGAAAATATTATTCATCTTTTTCAATATGATGATTATGAGCATGATCCGAACCAATGTGAACAATGTGGAGATTATCGTAGTTCGACTACTTGGAATATATGATTAATAAAATTAAAATAACAAATCTTTCAGAAGCGGAAAGTTATAGCTACAATAAAAATAATATAGAATATGACATTTGGATTTCTGTTGTTGGAGATGAGGACAGAAAACAAATAAATAGAATGCGTAAAAACTTTTCAGAAAAAAACGTAAAGTATTTTAATCAATTTTTTGCAGATTGGTCAGATGAAGATGGTATTGATTGGGTGCATTTAAAAGACCAAGCACCACAATTGAGACACATACAGAATATAATTACATTTTTAAAACCATTTACAGAAGACGATAAACCACACAATCTAGGTGTTAATTGTTTTGCGGGAATTTCTAGATCTACTGCTGTTGGTATTACTGCATTAGTAATGTCTGGAAGAACAGTAGAGCAAGCTTTAGGAGAAATTTTAAAAGTTAGAAATATAGCATGGCCAAACATTCGTATTCTCGGATTTGCTTCCGAAATTCTAGGAAAAGACATTAAGACACATGTTATCAATTGGAAAAAGGGTTCCCTTGAAGATGGGTTGTGGATTCCAGATAGAATGCAACCAGAATCAATTTAATTTTATGTTTTATTATATTTTAGGAACTGTATTAAGTGTTGTTTTATTAGGAATAACTTTTCTTTTTGTAGTAATTAGCGGTGTTGCTAAAGCTATGGAAGATGCACACAAAGACGGTTACGAAAATCCTTTTGAATAATTATGTACAATAATCCAATTAAAGTAAAAGCAACAAATCCTATTGTAACACCAATATTGGATGAACCACAAAGACCAACATTTGATATTGTTAATGTTTATGTGGAAATGCCAAATCCAGAAGTTAGACAATGGATTTTGGTATTGGAAGATTCTAGTGGAGAAAGATTTAGATATAATTTAACCTTTTCATAATATGAGAGCTAATTTTCAAAATACAAAAAGAGGAGATAAAATAATCTTCAAAAAAGCTGGAAAATGGCATTACTTTATAGATAGAGTTGAGAATGCCAAGAAACTAGAAGAAGGAAAAGAATACACAGTAACAAATATTTCTGTTGCATCTTCCTCAACTGGTGTTACACTAAAAGAAACTGGAGATTTGGTATATGAACTCTGTTGGTTTGATGTGAAAGAAAATGAAAAATAAAAAGACACTTAATTGCAAAGACGTAAAGTTTACCAAAGAACTTTCTATATACAATCCTGATTGTCTCAATAATACATTTGAATACACTTTAAGAAGATGTAGTACTTCTAAAAAGTTTTTTGAATTACTTGATGGACAATTACCAAATCAACTTCTATACAATACAGAAGAAAAAGAAGCATATTTTCTAAATTCTGATAGACAACTATTTAAACTTAAATTTGAACCTATCGATGATAAAAAGAAAACTGATACACTAAAAGAAATAGAAATTCAAAAACTTGCTATTCCTTGGAATAAGTTTTATTGTCTAAAGGATTTTAGATTTAGTAATGGGTATTGTCTATCAATGCTAAATAGACTTTTTGTTGATCTTCTTCATATTGAAAAAAAGGAAGTAATTAGAGTTAAGTGTGGTATCGGTATGATGCAGGGTCTTGAAGGTCTTAGTGGTTTTGATTCATTTAGGAATAAGATACAGATATCAAATTGCACTATTATTACAGAACTAGATTTTAATGTAGGAAAGCATGATTTAGTCTATAATGGAATTGTTTTGATTGGAGAAGACATTGTAGAGAAAGAAGAAATTAAGAAAGAAATTAAAGAGATTAAAAAAGAAGAACCAAAACCTAAAAAGAAATTTCTAGGATTGTTTTAATATGAACGATACATTAGAAGAAGTAGTTGCATATGAAATGCAAAGTATAGAAAAATGTTTTCTTCCTAGCGAAGAAAAAGATATTAGTTATACAGAATCAGTTGACGAATGGATTGAGAAAATTAAATCTATTAATATTGGAGATGAAACCTTTTATGGAGAAGGTTGTACATTTAATTTTGATTATGAAATTATTAAGCAAGCCTCTGGTTATATTACCACTCCGGTATTCAAACATAATGGAATTTTGAATACAGCTTCTTTTAAAAGCAGTAAAACCTTGCAAGACATTAAAGATTATCTTAAAGGTAAAAAGTATCTTTTATATATGATTGTATCGTTCATTCAAACTAGAGGAGTAGTTGGGGACAATTCTTTTGAACAATATACTCTTGATGAACCAGAAATGAGATACGTTTTTAGAGGACACATTTTAAATCCATGAAAATAAAATACAAATTAGAAAATATAATAGACGCTAAATCAGTAACAACACCTAGCGAAATTATTAAGAAAATTGATGATTTTTTGTGTGTCACGCAAAGTTTTGACGAAAAGTATGGTGGAAACTTCAATACTATGTATTGTGGTCAAAAAATTTACACATATCTTCAAATGTCTTCAAAATATAAATTTGAAAAGAACGAAGGAGATACTTTAGAATTTCCAGTATTTTTTGGAACATGGGTTAACGGAGAACAAACAATCTCTTTATATTTTTCTCCAGATAAATGTGATGAAGATGAATGTATTATAATGAATAATGAGTGAATATTGTCCAGACAAATGGGTAGTTGTAAAGATTGAAGGAAAGAATGTTCCTTTAACCTACAAAGTATTTGGTTGCTGGTTTGGTGGATATTTGGGTTCTAATTCTTGGAAACTTAATAGCGGAATTAAAGCAGTAACAGATGCTAAAAATTCTTGGTTGTTTGAAGGATTTTCTGGTTCAGTATATAAATGCTACAAACAGAATTACGGTATGCATATGTATGGTAATGGTATTCTAAATGACATTATCAACAAATCCGAAGAAGTAGAAGTTAAAGTAGAAGTTATGCCACAAGATACGAATTGGCTTGCCTTGTCCTAAAAATGATGTTTTTTGGATAAATAGTAAATATGAAAACTAAAGACCAACAACTTTTAGAACAAGTTTACGAACAAATCAGCAAGGCTGATGTTCATCATCCTATGCATAGCAATTTAAGAGAGTATGCAAAAGAACGTCTTAGGAAAGTTAGAGAGAAGAACAACGAAGACATTATTGAGGTGCTTGGAGAACTTGAGAAGGATGCTGGGGCTGTCTTTGGTACTTTAGCTAAGTCACTTCATTATAGAAATCTTATTTCTAACCAAGAACTTGAGAACTATCTTAGCGCAAGAGACTAGTTGAAAAATATTTTACCAATTAAAATAAAAGAACACGAAGTTAAAGTATAAATCATGCCACAAGATACAAATTGGCTTGACTTGTCCTACGAATAATAATAGTATTTAGAAAAGTGAAAATTTCGAAGAATAGTTTAGGCGGAAAGAACAACCATGGACGCATGAGTGGCGCACGTTCGAGTCGTGCTTCTTCGACCATTTTTAAAAAATTACAAAAGCTGGATAGACAGATTTCGCATCTTAAACATATGATGTCTCCTTTTGGAGCCTTTAATTTTGATTTCGGAAAACAGAGAAACAAGAAACTTCAAGAACAAATCAAAAAACTTGACTTGAAGAGAAAAGAAGTTAGACTTGAAAGAAAGAAATATGCAAAGACAACTTAAATTCAGAGTTTGGGATAAACTAGAAAAAAGATTCATCTATCCAGACAAAGGATATCAAGGACATTATGTTCTGAGTCTTGATGGAAAATTTCATAATCTCCAGAATGGTTCTGGTGGTGATGAATGTGTTGTTCAGCAATTTACTGGATATTATGATAAAAATGGAAAAGATATCTACGAAGGAGATGTTTTTAAAAACGATGGCGATAAAAATTGGGATTTTGTAGAATTTAAAGACGGACAATGGCAAGCAAATCTTCGAGGAGCTAGAGTTTTTTCTTTATATGAGATGTTCGGAGATGATATTGGAACAGGAGATTATCCAGAAGTAATTGGAAATATTTTTGAAAATAGTGAACTTTTAAACAAATGAATAGAATTCTAAATTATAGGGTCTGGCACAAAATTGAAAAACGCTTTGTGGATTTGCGAACTATAGACTTTGAAAAAGAAAATATCGGTTACGATGCTTATAGAGAAGCAAACTATTATGATATTGCTAAATTTGATGAGATAGTCTTTCAACAATTCACCGAACTCTACGATAAGAATAAAAAACCAATTTATGAGGGAGACAGAGTAAGATTTGGCTATACTGGAAATGTAGACTTCTTTGGTGAAGTTATATGGCTTGATGACAGAGCATCTTTTGGAGTTAAAACTGGAAATGCTTTTGAAACATTTGAAGATTTAATGGAATATATGCATCTTTTTGAAGTAATTGGAAATATTTTTGAACTACCTTGCAATCCAGATCATAACGGAGAATGTTTGGTTTGTGATGCTTGGTTAAGCGATTGTCCTTTTAATAAAAAATAATATGAACCTTTTTGATTGGAGTTTTGTAGAAGTTTTTTGTTATTGTTTGGGGTTCATTTTTGGTTTTCTTTTTAGAATGTTTCAAAAATAATATATGAAAATAGAACAAATTGCAATTGATTGGAAAGATTTTTGTAAACCAAACGAAACTTGGTTTACAAAAAAATATGATGGTAATAAAATCAAAAACTTACTATTGGAATTATCAGAAATAGAAAAACAAAAAACGTTGACTGTAAACGTTGGTGTTAAAATGAAGTGTTATTTGGAAACACTTCCATATTTTAAATATAATGAAGACAATCAATTAGAAAACTTATGGTTTGTAACAACAGATTGTAAAGTTATTTTAAAAACGGACTTTAGTGAAGATGATTGGAAAATTGAATATAATGGTATTCAATTATTAAAAAATTTCAAAAATAAAGATTGACAGTTCCAATAATAACATCTATTATCAATAATATGAATTCTAAAATTGATCCATTTGTTGTGTTGTGTTCTTTTTTAATTACTTTTTCGATTGTCATGTTAGCGGTCCTTTTTACCTCAGAAAGACAAGACCAAGAAAAGAAAGCAGAAATTATTAAAGAAGCTATTCAAAAAGGTTGGACTCCAGAACAAGTTAAAAGTGTTATAGAAAAATTTTAAAATGAACAACAAAGAATTATCAAAAGAAGAAATCGAGACTCTTGAACTCTGCACAAATTTTGCAAAGCAACAAGTAAACGACTTGGAAAGAAAACTCTATGCGAGCATTAAAATAACTTCTCAAGATCTGTATAAAGTACAAAGAGATTTTATTGAGTTTAAGAAATGTGTTAATACGTTTAAACATCGTTTAGTAGAAGCAAATCTATTGATGGCAGCTTGTATTATAGTTATCTTTATCAAAGTTTTCTTTTTGTGAATAAGCGACATCAACTACCAGAAAGATTAAAATTATTATGATTACTATATTCGAAAATAAACAAGAAGCGTCTCAATATCAGTTTCGCCCCTATCATTTTAAATCAAGATTTATAGCCGTTAAAAATGGAGATAAATATGATATTATAAAATCCCGTTATGGTGAAAAGCAAAACGGAATAGATGAAAAAACTCTTTTCCAAGAAATTCAAAATACAATAACTCCAGAATCGCAGACAAAACTATTCCATGCTTCCGAATCAACGCAAAAATATATTCCTGATTTAGATGATAATCTGAAAAAATTATATGGGGAGTATCACGAAGTAGGTCATTGGACTGCGGACAATTGGAAAATACACATCAACAATATGGCTGTTCTTGGAACAGCAATTATGAACTCTGGTGGAAATCCTTTTATGATTATGCAGAAAAATGAAAATTTCATGAAAACATTGGCTTCAAATCATATTGAAATTAAACAAGCAAATTATTTGAAACTCGGAGAACATCCAGAATAATATGAAAGATAAAAAATACGTATTCGAAATAGTCGTTAGAGAGACTGAAAATCTAGAAAAGATTTGCTCAATTATTACAGCTTGTGATTATACTTTTGAAGAATTAAAAGAACGAAAAGTAGATAACGAAATTTTATTCTGTAAGGATATTCTCGTAGACCATCTTCCTAAAAAAGAACTGGAAAAGTATTTTAAAGATTCTCAAGCTCCCTTTATTGGTGCTCCGCAGAAAGTTGCTAATTCTGATTATGTTGTAGATACTACTAATAACGATTTTTTTTCAAAGAAAAAACAATCTGAAGAAGAAATGCAGAAAGTAATTCCGAAAGATGAAACATGTTGCGGTTACATGAGAGTCGCTAACGGAGAAGTGTATATTAAAGACAAAGCAACAAATACGTTCTACAGCACACTAATGTACCAATCTAAAATAGATGGACATGCTGTTAAATATTACACTGAGGCGACTATGGAAAGCTTGGCGGAATCAGGTGTATTTAAAAAGATTTACAAGGCATGATAACAAACAATGAAGCTCTACCTTCCTAATTCATTTCATGAACTTTGTGTGTTCACATGCAAAGAACCTATTTACATAGATGTTTATTATGTAGATAGAAAGACCAAAGCAGTTCATTTTGAATGGGATTTTGGTATGGATGCGTCTATTGGTTTGAATAGCTTTACTTGCAAAAATATAAAAGGATTAAAGAAAAAAATATACAGAGAAGTTGTATTTGATCTCGGACATGCTTTCTGTCATTATGAAGGTGATCCAAATTATACAGATTATCATTGGGCATTAAAAGGTTGGTTAAAAGATCGACTACAAGTTCACGAACACGTTTTTTCAAAGTATTAATATGACTGATAACTACAACTGCCCACTTTGCGATTCAAAGTATAAAAGATATCATGAACTATCAGCTTCTAATTGGGAGTGTGGTTCTGTGAAAGAAGGTGATTCAATTTTCTGTACTGATATTTGTAATGCTAGACAGAGAATTAAAGAACTCGAAAAAGGTCTGGCAAACACTGCTTCCTATGCCAAAGAATATGTGAAGAAATATGTTGAATGTCGAGACAAATTACTGGAAGCTACTAAAGACCTAAAAAATTTTGGACATGAACAATGTGCAGAAGAATATGAGATATTTTTATTAAAAATATGAAAAAATATTCAGACTACAAAAACAAAAACAGTAAACTTGATGATCTTACAGAAGAAGAGTTGAAAAACGTAAGGTGGACGAAATATAAAATCGTAGTTCCTTCCGAAGAAGACAAAAAAGAATTAGAAATGGCTTTTGAACACATTCATTACTCGGATGTTGATAGTGAGTATGTTACAGTAAATCAATTGATTCATGAATATTTGACACCGGAAACAACAGGAGATCCGAAGACAAAAAACAATATAATTGTTGACAAAGATCTTTTTGAGAGTTTATAAAATGAAAGCTGAAACAATACGGCTCTTTAAAAAGGCAGAAAAGATTCAAGAAACTCTTCGAGAGTTAAATTTCCATCACTTTGAATATATGTGGTATACCGACGGAAGATATTCTGGATGCTGGAAAGATTTGTCTGTATCTATGGATGAACCAGATTATGATCACTATTGCTACTGGCAGTTTTGCTTTAGAAGCAGTTGGTCAACTAATAGAAGATTGCATCTGGAAGCAATCGTTCCTGTTGGAGAAGATTATTTCACCTTTGAATTGAGATATTATCAAGACATTAAACTTCATGATAGGGAAGGATTTATGGGACCAGTTTCTGTATCTTCAGTTCAAGATATTTTAGAAGAAGACTTGACAAACTTACAGAAATATATAGACTATTTAATATCCAATGGCAAAATATAAAAACATCGAAATTACAAAATACTTTCTTGATAATAACCCAAATGCATATTTTATTTTTGGAGATAACTTAGAACGAAGAGGTTATGGTGGAGCAGCTGTATTAAGAGATCATCCACATGCTTTTGGTTTTATTACTAAGAAGTTTCCAGATAACAGAGATACATCTTTTTATGATGTAGAAGAATACAAAGAAGTATTCTTTGAAGAATTATTAAAATTAACAAAAATAATTGAAAAAAGACCAGATAAAACATTTTATATTTCTCAACTAGGTGGTGGTTTAGCTAACAGATACCAAATTTGGGAAAATCTTATTAAAGAAAATTTAGTAAGGGTATTGTCTAATTTTGATAATGTGGTATTTTGCTGGAACGAAAAAGATGAACAAGAATAAATTTAAATTCTGGAACTTACAAGCTCAAGCGTTTGTACAAAACTACAAATATAATGGTTATGTGGATCAGTTATTTGAACCAGATCCTATTCTTAGACCAAAACAATTTTTAGGTATCTATGATAAGAATATGAACGAGGTTTATGAGGGAGATGTTGTAAAGTTTTATTCTTCTAATGAATCTAAATTAGGAGTAATAGAATACATGAATTGTTATTGTGCTTACGTTATCAATTATGATAATGGATATGTTCCAATCATGAATATTTTTATTGACTCTTTAGAAATTGTTGGTAATATTATGAAAGATTATATTTGGAATGAAAAAGGAGAACTTGAACGACTGCGACTTTGAATTTAATATGGACTTTACTTTGATGGATCAACATATCGAAAAGTTCAAAGAAGAAAACTCTCGTCTTCTTAAAGAATGGTATCATGACTGTGAACTGCTTCATACTCAAATAGCAGACTTACATAACATCAACAAAGAGCTAGAAGAAGAACTTGTGAAAGCTAAAAAGGTTTTACAACATATCGAGGAACAAACTAGAACTAATGTAAGTCTAGTTGTTGGATCACCATTGCGAGAAAATATATGTAATTGTCTGAATAATATTTGTGAGAAGATTGAATCATAATAAAATGAAAAATAAAAAAATTTATAAAAAAGTTTCAATAGAGTTTGATGAGAGGCATTTATCAACCTTAACAACAGCGTTAGAAGTTTATAGTCGTCTTCGTTCCGGTCAAATTAAGTTTGCAATGGACGCTGCGTTTTGGGACAAAAACCTTAATTATAATGACGCAGAGGCTATAGAAAGTTTTGTTAGGACTGTCGTTTTTCATAAAGACGATGAGTTAATGAAAAATAGAAACGCATATTATGGTGTTGGTCAAGAAAAATTAAAAGACGGAACGGTTGCTTGGGAAATTAAAAAAACAATTGAAGAATATCAGCATTATCAAAGAAACAATGGAATTAGAAAAATAGGAGATGTTTCTGGTGATGGGGTTATACAAATTAGTGACATACCGGTTCCTAAGATTAAAGGAGATCATAATGGCTACTGGTCGCCGATGATGGTATTTATAATACCACAAAGATACCAAGAACCCATGGATAAGGCAATGAAAGAAAAAAACTTTAAAAATGTTTGGGAAATTGTTGATAAATCTTTTAAGAAAAAACCTTTACCAAAAGGAAGTTCCACTAAGGTTGTTAAAAACGGAAGTTATTATGTTGTTGTAGAAAAACCATACGAATTATGAAAAAGATTACAAAGCCAGCAGAAAGAGAAGAAGCTGTATTTTATTCAGATTTTTCTGGAAAAAATCTTGGGGATTGTATTCCTCCGATTGAAGTTAAAATAGAATTTAATTATGGTTCTAAAAAAGATGGAGCTACTTTAAATCTTCATTTGGACGATGATGATATTACTCCAATTTTAGATTTAATAAAGAAAAATATATCCCAGGACTTTAAAAAAGAATTAATAAAAAAACTTAAGCAACAAGAGAAGTATTTTGAAGATTCAATGCAATTTCGAGACTGGACTAGTTGCGATTATACTTCAAATTCACTTTGGTTTTTAAGAGAATTATTAGATATTAAAGAATGAAAAGACCCACAAACAAAGAAAAAATCTTGCAATACGAGTCTTTCTTACATAAGATTAATATGTTTATTATATCTTCTAATAATGATGGTATAAGAGAACTCGTACACAATGCTGATAATTGGTCATATGCACACAGAGTTTCTAACGGTGAGCTTTCTGATAGAAAGCAGCAACAGGCAATAAACAATGCATTCTGGAAACTTTTAGATACACCACAAGCAGATAAAGCTACTAAAGAAAGACAGAAAGCTTGGACTGAAACTCAAAAACAAAAAGAAGAAGCATTTTTAACATGAAAACTAAAAAATATAAAATTTGTGAATATAACCATAAACCAGATATGTATACATATGTGAATAATGATAGTACAAGTCCTCTCGATGGTTGGACGACAAGTGTTCCTATATGTAAAAAAGAATTTTCAAAACTGGTAGAAAGACCTACCCCAATTAAATATTTTTCCACAAAATCAGAAGCAAAAGAATATCTTGACGTTGTTAAAAAATTCTGGAATAATGATTGGGAAAAGAATAGACATATCTATATGGTCAATGGTTACAAAAAACCTCAATGGAAAATTTACGAAGAATGAAAAAGCTAAACTGGAAAAAGAAATATCTTGATGATAAGAGTGGATATTGGTACGAAGCTAAAGTTCAGTCTATTAATTGGAAATATGTTGTAGAAAATAATTTCTATGATGAAAATCTTTATACTTGTTACTTATTTGAAAATGCATTTGCCGATGAAGTTCAAATTTCTAAAAAGAAATATAAAACAATAGAAGCTGCTCAGAATTTTTGTCAAAGACATATTGAGAATATTACAAATAAACTTTTAAAAGAAATTAAAAAATGAATAAAGAAATATTTGAAGCAAGAAACCATTGTTTAAAGATTGATTTTGAAGAAAAAAACAAATCTTTCATATATTCTATTAGATCATATATACTTGAAAAATTTGGAATTTGGGATGTTTGGGATTTACTCCCCTATCGTTGGAGTTTGTATTACTATGACTACATCAAGCCTTTCTTTAGCCCTCGTAACAAAAGAATTCGAAAAGCAGTTCCTCGTCAATACAGAGACATTTCTAGTTTGATTGTTGATATTAATTTTGAATTTATCAAAGCATTCTATGAAGATGAATACAAAGCAAATATTGTAGATTGGGATGCAACAGAACATCATAAAGAATTTGCACACTGGTTAGAACTTTCTTATAAATGGATAACTCAAAGAAGACCACAATTAGAGAAAGACTTAGAAAATGCTTATCCACCATCCCGTGACTTTGATGATATGTTTGAACATAAAACAGATCATAACGGAAAAAAATTCTTTGAATTCAAAGATGACGGAATTCCTTATGAAGTAAAATATAAGGAAGTTAATAGAATTGAAGAATTAATTAAAACAAAAGACACGGAGATTTTAACAGAATTAATAAAAAGAAGAGATTTTTTCTGGACATAATAAAAAAGAAAGGTATAATAAAAAAATGTCAATGTTTGATAATATTAAATGTGAAAAAGAAATACCATTTAATGATGAACTAAAAACGTTAGATATTAAGTGGAATGAGGTTACTTTCCAAACTAAAGATCTGGAAAATTGTTTATCTGACTATCGAATAACACATGATGGTGAATTGGTAGAAGATGTAGTAGAAAAAGAATTTACTTACTATACTGAAGAGGAAAGAAATAAACTAAAAGGTTGGCACTTCATAAAAGATGAAAAGATTATTAAAGAATATTCTAAAAAAGTAGAGTATCATGGTACTATAAGGTTTTATGAATTGTTTGATTTAAACAAAGAACAAGATATTTGGGCTGAGTTTGATGCACATTTTATTTATGGAAAGCTAGATAAAATTGAATTGGCTAAAACCGAAAAACAAGAATGTAGAAAAATTCGAGTAGATCAATGGGAAAAAGAATACAAAGAAAAGATAAACAGTTTTTCATATAAATTAAAAAAATATTCTGGATATTTTTGGTTACTTAAACTGTTGAGTAGATTTTGTTATAAAATGTACAATTTTTTTGGTAAACTTCATACATTCTTTATTAGAAACATCATTTAATGAAATACGAACAATTCAAAAAATTAATAGAAATTATAGAAAAAAATAGAGAAAGATCATCTTCTTTATATAATTTAGGAATAGATTTAATAGACTTTGAAGATGATTATTATAAAATTATTAATATTCTTATGAATAGTGTTTTTCAAAAAGAAGGTCATGATTGGATTGATTGGTATCTTTATGAAAGGGTTGGATTCAAAGATAAAAAAAATCTAGCAACCGATGGAAATGGTAATGAAATATGTTATGATATCCCATCTCTTTGGGAAACAGTAAAAGAATATTTAAAATGAAAAATACAGTAGAAATTTTAGGACATTATGGTTCAGATGAAATAATAGCTTGTTCTGCGTGGACTTCTACTTCAAGAGAATTGACACATGAAAAAAGAGAAAGAATACCAAAACTTATCCATCAATTATGGTCAAATGGACATGAAACTCCTTTCGAAAAAAGTTCGGTTCATTTTCTAATTAACTGCGATGTCGCGTCCCATATACACCTATTAAAACACAGAATATCAAGCATTAATGCGGAATCTGCTAGGTATAAAGAATTAAAAGAGGATAAAATATATATTCCAGAAGATTGGTTTGGTGCTAGAATCTTTTCTTTAAAAGGTGGAGATCCAAATATGACATGGGATAGATTATTACAAATTTATACCGATCTTGGTAATACATACTATCATGCTTGTATTAAAGACCTAGAACCTTTGCTTGGAAGAAAAAGAGCAAAAGAATCTGCTAGGTTTTTTAAAACATATAACAGTCAAATTCAGTCTGATGTAATGTTTAATATAAGAAGTTTTGCTAATTTCTTAAAACTAAGAAATTCGGAACAAGCTCAAAAAGAAATAAGAGATATATCACAACAAATGTTAAACCTAGTAGAAAATATAGAAGGAAATCCATTTAAATATACTTTGAAGGCTATTAATGAAAAAAATAACTAAACCAGAACAAAAAGAAGAAGCAACATATTATTCAGATTTTAGTGGAAAATGTTTTGGGGAGTGGAGTCCCCCGATTGAACTAAAAATTAAATTTGGATATGGTTCAAAATATGATGGTTCCAGTTTAAATTTCCATTTGGATGATAAAGACATAGAAGATGTTCTTTTTCTCCTAAAGGGAAAAATTAGTAATGAAACCAAAAAGTCATTTAAAAATATATATTTAAAGTTAGATAATGATTATGAAGATAGTGTTGAAATGAGAGACTGGACTAGTTGTGATTATATTTGTAATGAAAAGGGATTACTTGAAAGATTAATATGATAAAAAAAACTATAGAACCAACAGGAGATGTCTGTGTTAAATTCACAGAAGACGAATTAAACAAACTTGGAATTAAACAAGGTGATAAATTTTCCTTTGTAGAAAAGGAAGATGGAATTTTACTTCAAAAATTTGTTAAAGTAGATATAGATATATCAGAATGGAGTAGAGATGTTCTTGAAATGTTGATTTCAGAATCATGTGAAAAGGATATATCGATAAATGATATTATTTCTAATATTTTAGAAAAATATATTTAAAAAAAATAATGAAAATTTACCATAAAGATGTTTGGAGTTTTTGGATATTTAAAAGATATTCAATTTATATTGAAGACGAATTTCATTCTTTAACAGAAGTTTTAGTTGATAAACAAACTTGGGAAAGATACAATATAGGAGATATTTATGTGCCTTGAAAAAAGAATAGAAAAACTAGAACAAAAAATAAAACAATTAGAAGAACAAAACATTTTTAGTGTTTTTAATAAAGAAGAGTTTAAGAAACAAATGTTTGATTCAGATACTAATTTTTTTAATAGTATTCATAATTTAGAATCTTATAAAAATCCTATAGATGTTATTACGTCACCAATAGATAATTTTGATTATTCAGAATATCCTGATATTTTAGGGTCATGGGATCAAGATTTTACACCTAAATTAAATACAAAAGAAAAAAAGATTCAAGATGTTTATGGTAAAATAATTTACAGGTTTGAAGTTTATCATCATGAATGGGAATGTGATGGATATGGATTTATAGTAATAGATAAAGATAAAAAATATCAACTTGTTTTAACCGATCACGGAAATGCATATATTTCATCTCTAAAAGAATTAAAAAATTTTATAAATTCTTATAAAGATTTAATAAAAAAAACCGAACAAGCTTGCTCGTTTTTAGAATAATTAAAACTCGAAATAAAAATATTGATACACATATTATCAATTGGAAAAAGAATTGTTTATCTTCGTCTGACTTATTTTTACCACCAGATAGAATGCAAAATTAACAACTAAATAATTTTATCCAGTTTATAATTTTTTTAGACCAATCATAATTTTCTTTGGCATATTCCTGTACATCTAAACATTTTTTAATATATTCTACTGAATTACTTTTATAGTAATTTAAAATATTTTTTGTATTTTCCATGAAAGAATTTTCTTCCATTGGTACAAGAATTCCTCCACCTTTAGGTGCATTTTCCTCGAAATAACCAACAGGAGTTCCTATTGGTAGTCTACCAGAAGCAGCACACTCCATAACAGGAAGACCGCCTGCTTCTTCTATAGATGACATGATTACACAATCAACCTTTGTGTAATATGATGGCATACATAGATGATTATAAAATTTGTGTTTATATATTTCCAATCCTTCTATACTTTCAACAATTTTGGGAACCAAATTAGGTCTTTTTATTTCTTGTCCAAAAAAGTTTTTAGTTTCATTTGAACCACCATATCCAATAACTTTAAGTTGATTTGATGGTTTTGAATAAAAATGATCGAAGTGAATTCCTAATTCAACAATATCAGGAACTCTAGAAATTTTCCATTCATCACATTTCTTTTTTAATATATTTGAAATTACACCAAATCCTTTTAATAAAGGATAAAAATCTAAACGAGCTTGGCTTTTAGCCAATAAAATATCCCATTGTCCATGTGCTATTGTTATTATTTTCTCAAATGGAATTTTATATACATCATGTAATGCCATAACAGCATCTGGCATTGTTACAAATATATCATATTTTTCAGATAATAGAGAAAATTCTTCTTGTGTATAAGAAACTGTCCAATCTAATAGGTTACAATAAAATCCATGTTTGTATAATTCTTTTATTAAACCATTATGTATGGTTCCAAATGCCCATCTATTTTGTGTGAAAAATAATATATTTTTCATTTTATCCAATTTGGAAAATTATAAACAAATTTATCTTTTGGTGAAAGATGTCCCTTTATAACACAATAATGAAAATAACAAGGTTCTATTTTAGGATCATTATGCCATCCTCCAAAATTTGAAACATAATAGACAACATTAAATTTTGATGTAAGATCATTTAATGTAAAATTATTTTTATGAATTTCGTAATGGTTTTCTTCTGAATCATCCTGTGGAAGATTTGTGGGCCATATTGCAATCAACCATTTTGTTCTATATAAAAAATAATCCAAATAATCTATGACTTCTGTTCTAAACAAATGTTCTAAAACATCACCTATAATAACAACATCATATCTATTTTTACTATCTTCCTTTGAGAATTTTTGAATATCTTTATGATATATTTTATTATATAATGAATTTAAATTATATTCTTCTATGTATTTTTCGGTGGGTTCTATTCCTTCTAAAATTATATTTGGATTTATTTTTTTTACTATAGTTCCATTTTTACCTGAACCAGAGCCTACATCCAATACCTTTTCTGGAGATAGTCTATATATATGATCAGATAAAACATTATCAAACGTGTTTGATGAGTATGGCATTTTATGGATATATTTTAGTTAGAGCATTTAGTTTTTGTTTGTCGGATTCTTCATACCAACCTTTTCCTGTATAAACATTATAAACATCTTGGAAATACTTTTCATACATTTCTCCTACTTTTTCAAGAGAGAAATTTTCTCCCCATTTTCTACAATTAATTGGTTTTATTTCATCTATATTTTTAATAGCTTGAATAAAATCACCCATAGTTCTACATCTATATCCAGTAACACCATGTAAATTATTTTCAGCAAAGCAACCCCAATCTGTTGTTATTGTTGGAGTTCCTGATAGTAAATTTTCAACCTGAACACCACCAAATGGTTCTACATACATACTTGGTAAAAAACTAGCCTTGGCTTTACACATAAGTTTTTTTCTTGTTTCCACATCAGCATATCCTATATATTCTACGTGTTTAGGTAATATATAACCACTTTCTTTTTGACCAGCTATGACTAATTTAACACCAGCCATTTCTGTTGCTTGAATAGCAACATTTACACCTTTGCCATCATAGACTCTTCCCAAGTATAAAAAATAATCATCTTTTTTCTCTTCAAAACTAAAATCATCTAAATCAAAATAATTTGGAATTACTGCCTCATACCAATCTTGATTACACTGACCAACATTCTTCAATCCACAATAGGCATGATAAATTGCATAGGATTCAAATATTTTCCAACGAGCAAAATGACCTCCTGCATAACCAATACCAGGTTCAACAACAATCATATCACTATGAGCATCACAAATAGGTCTTACACCTGCACCCCAAAATGGTAAAAGAAAATCATTTTTTTGTTTTCTTTTTTGAATTTCTTTTATAGCATTTTTAAAGAAAGTTGTATATGCATGGTCATTCATATCAAATTTGAAAAAGTTATTTTTCCAATTATGTGATCCATAAGACTTTTCAAAATCTTTATTTGTTAATACTGTTACATGTTCATCACAAATTAGGTCAGAATCTTCATGACCATAATGAATAATGTGATGACCTCTTTCTTTCATCATTTTTCCGAATTTTACGACTTTTTGTGTGTAAGCACATGCATTGAAAGTTTTACTTGAAACTGTATGTGGTAATCCTAATATATGAAATCTCATTTAATTATATTTAATTGATATAAATGAAAAAACAATATCGTTTTTAAATTTGGTTTAATTTTTAAAAATCACATTAAAGTTTATTATAATAAGCACTCATACAAGTTTCTAAAGGTATATTACAACTTGTATTTAAATCTGGTGTTATTATTAGTATATCATTAGAATATATAGGACAACCATAAATCTTACCATTTGGTGCTAATGCTCCACCAGCGTATTTAAAAGTATCAGTTAAATCAGCACCCATATTACTTCTGGTTGCTGTATTTGCGATTGGATCTATGATTAAAATATCTTTTGAATCCCAAGGAATTCCATAAATATCGCTATTTGGTGCCAAGACTCCACCAAACCATTTACCAAAACCAGTTAAATCAGCACCCATTGTACTTCTGGTTGCTGTATTAGCTACTGGATCTATTATTAAAATATCTGTAGAATCATCTGGTATACCATAAATCTTACCGTTTGGTGCTAGTACTCCACCACGCCATTTATTAGAACCAGTTAAAGTAGCACCCATAGCACTTCTGGTTGCTGTTCCTGCTATTGGATCAATGATTAAAATATCTGTAGAACCATCAGGTATACCATAAATCTTACCATTTGGTGCTAATACTCCACCATTCCATCCGCCACCAGTTAAAGTAGCACCCATAGCACTTCTTGTTGCTGTATTAGCCACTGGATCTATTATTAAAATATCTGTAGAACTCCAAGGTATTCCATAAATCTTACCATTTGGTGCCAATACTCCACCAAACCATTTAGAAGTACCAGTTAAAGTAGCACTCATTGTACTTCTTTCTACTGTATTAGATACTGGATCAATAATTAAAATATCTGTAGAATTAGCTGGGATTCCATAAATTTTACCATTTGGTGCTAATACTCCACCATTCCATTTATAAAGACCTGATAAATTAGCACCCATGCCATAATTTTGAATCGCAGTTTCAGATGAAGAATCGATAATTATTATACTTTGGTTATTGTGGGGTATGACATATAGTTTACCATTTGGTGCTAGTACCGCACCTATCCATTGAATAGTAGCACCAGCTAAACTAAGACCCATAGTACTTCTTGTTGCAGAAGCAGATGGGAATTTAGTAAACAAATTATTTCTATACGTTCCTACTGTAATATTATTATTACCTGTTCCACTATTTTGAGCAGTTAATATTAAACCACTTAAAGAAGGATTTATTGCAACTGGTAATTCTGAAATTTTTAGATCTGGCATAATTAAAATTTGTTATAGTAAGAACTTAAACATATATCCATCGGAACATATGTAGTAGGACTAAAATCTGGTGTTATGGTTAAAATATCTGTAGAAACATATGGTATACCATAAATCTTACCATTCGGTGCTAATACTCCACCATACCATTTTTCTGTACCAGTTAAAGTAGCACCCATATCACTTCTTGTTGCTGTTCCTGCTACTGGATCAATAAGTAGAATACTTGTGGAATTATAAGGTATGCCATAAATCTTACCATTTGGTGATAATATTCCACTCCTCCATATATTATAATCAGTTAAAGAAGCTCCCATTGTACTTTTTGTTGCGGTATTAGATAGTGGATCTATAATTAAAAAACTTGTAGCACCAAATGGTATACAATAAATCTTACCATTTGGTGCTAATACTCCACTAGAATAAGAATTACCAGCTAAATTAAAAACACCCATATTGCTTCTTGTTGCTGTACCTGCTACTGGATCAATAATTAAAATATCTGTAGCAATAGAAGGTATTCCATAAATTTTACCATTTGGTGCTAATACTCCACCTTGCCATTTAGCAGAACCAGTTAAATCAGCACCCATATTGCTTCTTGTTGCTGTACCAGCTACTGGATCAATAATTAAAATATCTGTAGAATTATTTGGTATACCATAGATTTTACCATTTGGTGCTAATACTCCACCTTGCCATTTACCAGTACCAGTTAAATTAGCACCCATATTACTTCTGGTTGCTGTACCAGCAATTGGATCAATAATTAAAATATCTGTAGAATTAGTTGGTATACCATAAATCTTACCATTTGGTGCTAATACTCCACCATACCATTTATAAGTACCAGTTAAGGTAGAACCCATTGCACTTCTGGTTGCTGTATTTGCTACTGGATCGATAATTAAAATATCTGTAGAATTAGTTGGTATACCATAGATTTTACCATTTGGTGCTAATACTCCAGCAGACCATTTATCACCACCAGTTAAAGTAGCACTCATTGTACTTCTTGTTGCTGTTAATGATTCTTGCAAAGTAAAAAAATTATTTTTTAAATTAGCAAGATATGTGGTTTTAGTAACACCACCGTCAACAATCAAAACTTTATCATCATCAGATAAAGCAGTAACAGCACTTAAAGAAGCAATAGTTGCCATGAGTTATTAAACGTCTTTCAATACCCAAGCATTATTTTCCCAATATGGAAAATTTACTTCTTGTTCATATTCAGGACAAGGTTCGGTTGTACAACCAATTGTTTCGGTATCGTAAAAAGGTGTACCTGAACCAGCAAATTTTCCTGTTTCTTTTTCGTAGCAATAGTATATTATTTGTTCCATAGTTTTAAATATTTATCATAATTTGTTATAGTATGCACTAATACATCTATCAATTGGTATATTAACCGCTGATGTATTTAAATCTGGCGTTATCGTCAACACTGTTGTTGCATATCTCGGTATACCATAAATTTTACCATTCGGTGCTAATACTGCACCATTATATAATAAATAATTACCTCCATCTGGAAGATTTATAGGAACTGCTGTATCATTATAAGTATTTATGACAAAGGATCTAAATCCCTGAAGAGTCGATTGTTCTGGTATAGTGTAAATTTTACCATTTGGTGCTAACACCCCACCATTGCATACAGCAGCACTAGGAACACCAAATTGATTAACAATACCAAATGAACTTAACGTTGATGTTTTAGTAATTGTGTCAATTATTAAAAAATGACCTCCAGCAGAAGGAAATCCGTAAATTTTACCATTTGATCCTAATGCTCCACCTTTCCATGTACCAGTAGATACATTAGCACCCATTGTACTTCTCGTTGCCGTATTAGCTAATGGATCAATAATTAAAATATCGTTAGAAGCATCTGGCATCCCATATATCATACCATCCTGTCCTAAAACGCCACCAGACCATTTAGATGTACCTGTCAAAGTAGCACCCATAGTACTTCTTGTTACTGTATCTGATATAGTATCGATAATTAAAATATCTGTAGAATTATATGGTATTCCATAAATCTTACCATTTGGGGGGAATACTCCACCCACCCATTTAGCACTATCGCTAAAAGTAATTCCTCTATCACTCGCGGTTGCTGTGTTAGTAAGAGTATCTATGGCAAGAATTGAAATCCCCTCGCTTTGATTAGAGAATGGTATAGCGTAAATCTTGCCGTTTGGAGCAAGTACACCACCCCACCATTTAGCAGTTCTTCGTGTAGCAAGTGTATCTCCACCCATATTTACACCCATATTACTAGATGACGTGGTATCTGTTAAAGTATCTATTATTAAAATTCCTGATGCATCATGAGGAATTCCATATATCTTTCCATTTGGTCCTAAAACACCTCCCGTCCAATTTGCGTAACCAGTAGGATTTGTAAAAGTTATATTTCTAGAAGAAGTTAAAACTGGAAACTGAGTAAACAAATTATATTCTAAATTAAACAATGGTGTTTTTTTAGTAAGATTCTGATCATTTATAACCACTAAATCGTCATTTGGTGGTATAGTATTATTTGTTAATTCTGATATTTTTTTGTTAGGCATAATTACACATCAGTTTTTATTAAAGAACCATCTTCTTGTATTACAAATCCACTTAAATCATTTAGTTCAAGATTATTAGGAGAATATATTTCAACCTCATTATAATATATTTTTTTAACTTCTTGAGAGCCTATATAATGTCCAACTTGAGGTGTAGTGCCAATCATTATATTCATATAATAATATAGTATGTATCTGGTCTTTTAACCACAAGGTTGTTATAAGCTGTTTGTGATATAGCAATAATATTTGATATAGTACTCAATCCTACAGTTGATGTTTCAATAGTAGGAGAACTTATTACTACTTGTCCACCAGATGTAAAAATAGTTCTACTAGAAGATATAGTTCCATTAACTGTTAAATTTCCTTGAACTATTACGCTAGGATCAAATATTCCTGTAGAACCTTGGAAACCAGTTGCTCCTTGGAAACCTGTGGAACCTTGGAAACCAGTAGCACCATCAAAACCAGTGGAACCTGTTAATCCTGTTGCTCCATCAAAACCTGTTGCTCCATCAAAACCTGTTGCTCCAGAACCAGTGGAACCTGTTAATCCTGTTGCTCCATCAAAACCAGTCGAACCTTGGAAACCAGTTGCTCCTATACCAGTAGCTCCTTGTAATCCAGCAAGACCTACTATAGTAATTGAAAATTCATCATTATCATTTGGTCCTACTCCGTTGGTTGCTAATTCTTCAACATCATATTTTTCAAATCCTAATTCATTTGGAATAACAGCTGTTACTCTTAATATTTTGTATGTACTAGGATCTATTCTAGATACTAATTTGATAATACTATCAGATCTTACATATGATTCTAAATAGGAACCGAATTCTATTGTTGGACTATATGAAATATCATCAATTGAAATTCTATTTGTAACAGAACCCCATGAACTATTGTTTAATCTAAAGTAACCAGAAGTAGGATCTTCATCTACATTGTTGTTTATAGAATATTTCCAAATAGCTAAGTTTTCATCTAAACCTCTTGGTCCAGTAGAACCTTGTAAACCAGTTGCACCATCAAAACCAGTTGCTCCTAAACCAGTAGCTCCATCGAAACCTGTTGAACCTTGTAAACCAGTAGCACCATCGAAACCAGTAGCACCATCGAAACCAGTTGCTCCTAAACCAGTTGCGCCATCAAAACCTGTGGAACCTTGTAAACCTGTAGCACCATCAAAACCTGTAGCACCATCAAAACCTGTAGCACCATCAAAACCAGTGGAACCTTGTAAACCTGTAGCACCATCAAATCCCGTGGAACCTTGGAAACCTGTTGCACCATCAAATCCAGTTGCTCCGTCAAAACCTGTGGAACCTTGGAACCCAGTTGCACCATCAAATCCAGTTGCTCCATCAAAACCTGTGGAACCTTGTAAACCAGTTGCTCCATCAAAACCAGTTGCTCCTAAACCAGTTGCGCCATCAAAACCAGTTGCTCCATCAAAACCTGTGGAACCCTGTAAACCAGTAGCTCCATCTAATCCTGTAGCTCCTACTGGTCCTCCACTTGGTCCTGTTGCACCAATAAATCCTGTGGAACCTTTTTTTCCAGAAGAACTTAAAATTATGGAAAATTCTTCAGAATCTACTGGAGATGGTCCGTTTGAACCTAATTGAGTTACTGAATATTTTTCATATCCAATTTCGGATGGAAGTGAATCTATAATTTCTAAAATTTTATATGTACTTGGATTTGTTCTTGAAATTAATTTAATAATACTATTCTGATTAACACTATTTTCTAAATAAGTTCCAAAATCAATAATAGGATCAAAAGAAATATCATCTATAGATATAGTAGTTGTTGGAGATCCCCAAGATGTATTATTTAATCTAAAATATCCTTCAGATGGATCTTCATTTGTATTATTATTAGTTGAGAATTTCCATATTGCAAAATTTTCATCTAAACCTCTTGGACCAGTAGCTCCACCAAATCCAGTAGCACCTTGTAACCCTGTTGCTCCATCAAATCCTGTTGATCCTAAACCTGTTGCACCATCAAATCCTGTGGAACCCTGTAAACCAGTTGCTCCATCAAATCCTGTAGCTCCCGAAGAACCTTGTAACCCTGTTGCACCATCAAAACCTGTTGCACCATCAAAACCAGTGGAACCTGTTAATCCTGTTGCTCCATCGAAACCAGTAGCACCATCAAAACCTTGTAAACCAGTAGCACCATCAAAACCTGTTGCACCATCAAATCCTGTTGCACCATCAAAACCAGTGGAACCTGTTAATCCTGTTGCTCCATCGAAACCAGTAGCACCATCAAAACCTTGTAAACCAGTAGCACCATCAAAAC